GGCCTATGTATTATGTCATGTGTTAAATTTTCTTATCTTTGTAATAACACAAATTGTAACAAAACGTTCAAACCCCTATGTGTTAAGGGAATAATACAAAATAATACAACTAAAAAAATATAGATTATGAAATTAATATCAATGGTAGATTATGTATTGGCTAATCCAAAAGAGGACCATGTAAATTATGCCAACTTTTTAAACCAGCCTTTAAAATTAGAAATGTTTGTTCCTTGTGTGGATGGTGAACCTTTTAATTACTCTAAGCATGGACTAAAAGAAGATTTTGAAATAGCAAAAGAAAAAGTTTTGTTTGAGGGTATTCCTATGAATGAAATAGATATACAGATGTTAATGGTTTACGCTAAAAAAGAAAAGACTATTGAAGAATTGTTTAATGAGTCAGCAGATTTAGATTTTACCTTAACACCATCAGGAATTAAAAAATGTCAATAGTAAGCAGAAAGGAATTTGCTGTATTGTGTGGTAAACCAGTAACGACAATCAACACATATATTAAGCGCGGAAAAATAATTGTTAAAGATAAAAATATTGATACGGAGAATGCGTTCAATAAATTATACTTTAATAATTCTCATGCTCCAAAGGTTGAGAAAAAACCAAAGGTTGTAAAGCTGCCAAAAATAGAAAAAATATATAAAGAAGTAGTTGAACCAATTGATTATTCTGATCCTGAATATGGAGCCACTAAAAAGGAAACAGCAAAGCAGAAAAAGGAACGTAAGGATCAAAATGAAAAGGATCAAATATCTGTTGATTGGATTTTACGTAAACAAATTGCTGATACATTAAAGGCAGAACGCCAGGCAGAATTAGAGCAAATAAAGGTTGATAAATTAGCTGGTAAATTAATGCCACTTGAATTAGTTAATATCATTTTAAAAGAATCTATCCATACGGTATTTACAACATTTCAAAATGACAATGAGAATCTTGCAAGTGTTTATTGTGATATACTTGCTGCAGGTGATAGGAGTTTATTATCAGAAATTAATCAAAAGATTAGTGAGTTGTTAGGTCTTAGTATAAAAAAAGCTGATGAGGTTTCCAATAGTAGGATTCAAAATGAGATAAGCAAATACGCAGAAACCAGATCTAGAGGTGAAAAGAAATAAATTATGAGTGACGAAATACAAGAAAGGACCATTGGAGAAATATGGGCCGATGCATATGATAAAATGCATAAGGGTGTTTTTAATTATAAGACTGTAAAATCCATTCCAAGTGAATGGGTAGAAGAAAATGTAATATTAACTGGTTCCGTCTCTAGGTTTAGCGGAAAATTTAGTTATGATTTATCACCTTACATGCGAGAGTTGATTGATATATTACATCCATCAAATCCAATACGAGTTACATCATTAATGAAAGGCGCACAATCTGGAGGAACACAGGGTTTGGTTGTTCCTGGTATGGCTTGGATAATTTCGGAACATGCTAGTAGTATTTTATTTACTGCAGGAGATCAGGACTTAGCAAAGAAAACAATTGAACAGAGGTTTGATCCAATAATGCAAAGCAGTGGATTGAATGATTTGATACGGTCCAATGTTGTTAGGGCGCAAGGTCAAAGGAGTGGTGACACTTCAAAATCTAAGGAGTTTTTGGGTGGTAACATGATAATTGAGGGAACCAATAACGCGAGTAAGTTCCGTTTTTTTAGTGTTAAAACGGTGTTCATTGATGATTTTGATGCTGCACCAAAGGCAGATAAAAAGGAGGGTAGTTTGCGTAGTTTGATTGAGGGTAGGCAAACGAGTTTTGGGAATTTGGCTAAAACTTTTTATATCAGCACACCGACTGAAACGAGCATTTCAAATATTTACGAAACATATTTACAGGGGGACCAGCGGAAATGGAATTGGCAATGTGATTCATGTGATGATTGGATGCCTATGGATTGGCAAATTAAATTAGATGATGGAACGTATGCCGGTATTGTTTGGAAATTGGATAAGAATTTGAAGTTGATTGAAAACAGCGTTCATTTTAAATGTCCTCATTGCGGTAATTTGGTTGATGAAAAGGATAAGTATAAATTAAATATGAATGGCAAATGGATTGCTACAGCAGAGCCAAATGATAAATACATGAGAAGTTATTCAATGAATAGTTTGATTATTCCTCCAGGGTTTATTGGATGGAATAAATTAGTAACTGAATGGTTGGAGGCGGTGCCGCCAAATGGTCAAATAAACATTAATAAGTTAAAAACGTTTAACAACATTCGTTTAGGACTACCATTTGAGGAACGTGGAAAGTCACCAAACATAATGAGGATTATGGAAAACACTAGTGATTATGATATTGGTGTAGTTCCAAATTTAACATGTGATGCTGATGGTAATGGAAAGATTGCATTGATTAGTATGGCAGTTGATTTAGGTGGTATTATGAATAATGATATTGAGGATGTCCGTTTGGATTGGGAAATATTGGCCCATACATCAAACGGATCCAGTTATTCAATTGATCATGGTAGTATTGGAACATTTAAAAGGGGTAGAGCAAAAACACAATCTGAAAAGAATGATGATTTATCCAGGGAAAAACTAACATATATGCACGGTCAAAGTAATAGTGCGTGGGATAGGCTAGAGGAAATCATCCGAAAAGATTTAGTTGATGAGAGTGGTGATTTATATAATATTGCAATTACATTAATTGATACTGGACATTTTACGAAACACGCTTATGAGTTTGTTAATAAATTTAGTGGTACAGGAATAAATGTATATGGAATAAAAGGATCTGCAGAGCTTAATTTTAGAAAGCTAACAAAAGATACCCAACCAATTAAAAAATCAACTGAGCGTTCTAGTTTGTATTTATTACAGGTGAGCCAGTTAAAGGATGAGTTATCTCAAAACATGCAATTGCGTAAATCTGATGATGGAACCCAATTACCAGGGTTTATGAATTTTCCAGAACCTGCAAAGGGCAAATATTCTGTTAAGGGTTTTTTCAGACATTATGAGAGTGAGGAACGCAAGGAGGAAAAAGTAAATGGAGAGGTTGTTGGATATTCTTGGAAGAAAAAACAGAGTAGTATTGAGAATCATTTCTTTGATGTTAGGGTTTATAATATTGCTGCCAAATATATTTGGATTGATTTGATTAAACGTAGTGATCCAACAAAATATAAAAATTTAGATTGGGCCTTGTTTACTGAACATTTAATTTAATTACAAAAAATAGTTGTGTATGTTATAAATAGTATTATATTTGCAGGTATAACGCTCGTGGGTATGGTTAGTTGCGTTGAATAATAACAGAATTTAATAAATAAACGATATGAATGCAGAACAGTATTTAGAAAGGATTGAAAATAAAAGGCTTAACAGTACACCATTATACAGCCGAAAAGAAATGATTGACTTTGCAGAGAAGTATGTAAAGCAATTAAATATACCCGTTGTTGTATTGCAAAGCGAACAGTTTAGCCTTACTGACATTTATAAATTAGCACAAGGGTATAAGGAAGAAGAATTTATTAAAATGGTAAAACACTTGCAAGGCTAAATTGAATATAACGGTTTGGCTATGATTAGTTGCGTGGAGTATTAATTAATTAAATAAAAATACAATGGATATAGAATTTGTTTTAAATACAGTTTTAAATAAAGCGCTATGTAGTGCCGAAAGAATTAAGCAACCAAACAGTAATATAATTGCTGAATTTGTGACTAAACACATAGAGAAAGAGCAATTAAATATAGGTTTTGTTAGCGTTTCGTTGCTTGATCGATTTATGGAACATACTTTTAATTGCTCTGGTTCTAATTATGTTTCCGACATAGACCAACCTTGGAGCTGTGTTGAATTTACCAAAGAAGAAATAAAACTATTAGAAAAATTGCAAAAAGGTATAGACCCAGAGCAATAAACGCTAATGAATTAAAATAAAAATAGTAACGATGGAAGAAAAGATTATAGAAATACTAGAAAATGTTTTTACAGAGTCAATAGAATTTGATAGGGAAAAAGCTAAAGATGAGTTATTGATTTTATTTGATGTTAGCAACTGTGCGGATTTAAAGCACGAACTTGAAGTTACTGACAAACTATTAAATGAAAGACAAAGAGTATTAGATGCTATTCCAGAATGCGAAAGCCATGGAAAATGTGTACCACACGCAATAGAATGGATAGAAGAAATGAAAGCAAAGCATTGTTGCTAACGTTTATTGTATGGTTAGTAGCCGACAATACGCACAGAATTTAGTAGATAAACAACAAATTAATTAAACAGTAATAGCCTTTAAAAAGACACCTTAACTAGGCTATTAATTATACAAAGTGTTAGGGTGCGTTACTTAAAATGAGAACAGAAGGAAAAATTAGCAAAGTGGCAATATGTGAGAAGTGTAACGGATTTATATTAGCTGGACACATAGACTACATAGATAAGCAAACGGAAAAAGAATTTACTGAATTTACAAACGAAGGATTTACTGTAAAACTAGAAACTGCCGATGAAACAAGAAGTAGAGAGTTTGCGGATTATATAAAATGCAGTTCGGGGTTTTGCAAGAACTAATGCACCCTAACGGTTAAAATATAATGAGTGATGTGGTGCAAATGGATAACACATCTGAGGAATTGGATAGGACTGTAAAAAGTTCTGAGGGTTCGAGCCCCTCTATCATTCATTTATATTTATTGTTATT